GTGGCGATGAAACTGTGGTGCATAAAATGCGAGTGCACGGGGCCGCCGCTCTCAAGCGCAAGCGCACAGGGAAGAAAGTTTAATCAACAGGAGAAGTCATGAGACAAAAGGTAGAGAAAAAGGTGGTGAAGGCCATGTTCAGGCAGCTTGATGCCTTGCAGCGCAAGCATGGCTCGATGGAGTCTCGCTACGTGATTACGCGGTGGCTGAACGGTCAGCGGGACAAATCTCGCCTTGCTAAGCAACGTGCCGCTCTGGAACGCGAACTGGCAGAAGTCACACGCAGGCTTGGCTAGCGCACAGGGAGGAGATGAGGTGAGCGACAGGTTCGGAATGCCAGGACTGGGCGGAAGTCTTGGCGAATGCGCGCTTTGCGGAAAGCCGTTTCTCCTAGAGATTCTGCTCGGAAAGAGAGTCAAATCGTTCACCATCGACGGTTGCGCGCAGACGCTCTTTGGTCACGATAATTGCCTAAAGGATTTCCAAGGTAAAGAGTTCGCCGACTTGCCCACTGAGAGCGCACTTCGTCGCGCATATGACAGAGATAAAGCCACCCCGCCTGGCGCGAAGGAGCCGAGATGACCTCTCCCCGCAAGAGCCAGAGCACGCTGCAGAGGATGGAGCGGGCGGCGATGAGATGGTTCAAGGTATCGGGCGGTTTCTTCTTTGGAGAGGGTAATATCGTCAATAACCATCTCCTCGCCCGCAAGCTTGAAGCCGCCTGCGCCGCCCACGCCGCAGCGAAGGACAAGAGGGAGAAGAAGCATGCAACGTGAGATATGGGAACTGTTCGCGGACAATAAGCCTCTTCCGAAGGGGACGAAGATCAATACGACCATAGGCGGCATTCCTACTGGAGAAACACACGAACTACCAGATCATGTCTTGGCCTCGGCGAACGCCGTACCAAACATATTCAGCGAGTACGTTCCATTCTGGATACTCGGATGGAAAGACTTGCACAACGACTTGCTACTGAAAGCCCGCCCCGATGGCCGATGACGAACCTCCGGTTCTAGGTGGCGGCGCTGGTCCGATGCCCATGCCGACAGCGGAGGAAGCCTGGATGGGGCGATATGTCGCGCAGATGGTAAAGCGCGGGGGTCCACCCTGATGACGCTTGGATGTGCGTCCGAGCTGGGGAGCATGACTATACAGACAGCCCCGAGGACGCGGCGGACGAAGAACTTAGTTACTGGTCGGACGACGGAGACCTCGCATGACCAATATGGCCGATGACGCACTGACGAGAAAGGAGGCGGAGATGAAGCTGACGAGTGACTCCATCAGTTATTGGACTTATGCGGATGCGCGAACAGATTTTGAGAGAAAAATAGGAAACATGGCGTTGACCTATCTGGACGACCATTCCCGCGCTCTCTCCCTCGAATCTGTGCGCGAGGAGGCGGATACGAGGATACGAATTGCTGAACTTAACGCGCTCGCAGCAAGGTCTGCCGCGCTGGAGGAGGCAGCGAAGGTGTGTGAGAGTAATTCCTACGGGTGGCCTTGTCAGAATGAACTACGCAATCGCGCCGCAGCCATCCGCGCCCTCCAGCACGCGCCCGCTAGGGTGGCGGAGGGTAGGCCGACACTGGACAAGATGGTGGATCGCTTCCTCTCTCAGTTTAATAATCGCTTCGGCATAGCGCAGCCAATTCAGTTCACCGACAACGAACGCCAAGTATTAGTAATCGCGCTCAGGAAGCTGGGCGAAGTGCTTGCCGCCGCCGCCGAAGCCGAAGGGAGGAAGCCATGACAGAGTCAGATACGCCGGAGACGGATGCGCTTGCTAAAGGCGAAAGACATCATACCGTGGCAGAAACACGCTATTGGTGCCGTGAATACAAAGAACATGCCCGCTCCCTCGAACGCCGCCTCGCCCAGTCGCAGGAGGAGAACATCGCACTTAAGGCCACATTAGCGGCTCACGGACATGCGCCTTCTACGCCGGAGACACGAGCGATGGAGAAGGACGCGGCGAGATATTGGTTCATTCGCAATCTGCTCGCAATCGAGGATGTTGAGCGGTTAGTTGCTGACGGCAATCCTACACCAGACGAGCAGGAATCGCTCAGAACTGACGATGCCATCGACGCAGCTCTCAAGTCCCGCCCATGACCGACGCCATTGGAGAGGCGTGATGACTATAACAATTTATTTCATCATACTGTTTTCCTTGGTAATGGGATTGCCAATCTTGTTCTGCTTGGCGGCCTCGGAAAAGGACCGCGCATGACCAACGACGCCATTTCCGCGCGAGAACGCCTAGCTCGGCTGTCCTCTACGCGTTGGCAGTCTAAGCTCGCGCTGTGCTTCATTGCGGCGGCGTGTATTCTTGGGTTGATGATGACGTGAGAAACATCAGTTTCATGATGACGAAGGATCAGGTGCGCGCAGGCACCAAGACAGTCACTCGACGACTGGGCTGGGAATGGTTAAAACCTGGGACGATGCTGCGCGGCGTAGAGAAAGGTCAAGGTCTGAAGAAGGGTGAGAAGATGAAGGCCATCCGAGAAATCTTGGTCCTTGACGTTCGGCGCGAACCTCTAATGCGCTTATACGAAACTGGATACGGTGCTAGCGAATGTACGAAGGAAGGATATCCAGGGCTAAATCCTCTCGACTTCGTTGCTCATTTCTGCGTCGTCAATCGCCCCTGCCAGCCGAATTGGCTAGTGACGAGAATTGAATTCGAATATGCAGATTAGACTCCTCCTCCTCCTCCTCGCGCTGATGTGCGAGAATGTCAATGCTGCGACGCAGATGCCTGTAAGCCACGGTGCTGGACAGCCGCTATCGGCACGCTCGCCCGAGGACAGGATTGCAACGCCTGCGGTCGCAGCACCCTTCACGCTGCTGCACCCACTCTGTCAAACCGGCTTCACTCTCGCAATGCGCTTCGATGAGCGCGACTCCTCCGGGGCGATCATCAAGAGCGTATGGGTGCGCAAATGCGTGAGGGTGCCGAGGATTGTTTATGGGAGGAAGGTGTGAGTGATCTTGAGATGGTGAAGGCGTGCGCGCGGGCAATGGGGTTCAAGCTCGTTTATCCAGACGATACCAGCTTGCCAGTCTGCATCGAAACTGCGCGCGGGTCTGATATCTATCGTCCCCTTGAGGACGACACGCAGGCAATGGCGCTGGTGAAGAGGTTTGATCTGTGCATCGGGGCTGCTAATGCTGCCGGAGAACGCAGCGCGTTCACTTATAATCTCTGTGTCCTGAATGCCGACCTCAACCGCGCCATCGTCGAATGCGTGGCGAAGATGCAATCAGCCTAGCACCCCGCCGCGCCCCCCACGAAGCCCCATCCAGTCCCGTTCCAACACGAAACTCCGGGCCCGCTCTTGAAGTCAGCGACGCAGACGGGTGACGTACCCTTGATATACGCGTACTCGATCCCGCCGAACTGGGTCACGCCGTTACGTTTGAGTGTGACCTGACCTACAGCGGTATCCGAGCCGAGCACGCGCGGCGCTATCGTCCACACGGCCCCCGAGCTGTCGGTCATCTTCGCGGTGAAGTCGAGCACCTCTCCTGCCGTAGGCGACACGGGCGGGATGCGGACACAGACCGGAGGGGGTGGCGGCGGAGGCGGTGGGACCAGCGTTGTCGCGCTCGCAAGGTTGGAGTACGGCCCGAAGTTGTTGGCCGCATCGTTCGCCCTCACCCGGTAGGTGTACGCCTGCCCAGAGGCTAGCCCCGAGTCGCTGTAAGCCGCGCCCGCGGTGTTGCCGATCAGCGCAAAGGCTGCCGTGCACGCACCCCCGAGGCAGCGCTCTACGCCGTACCCCGTCACGCCCACATTGTCTGTCGCCACGCCCCAGATGAGGTTGATCGTGCTGATGCCTGCCACGCTTGCGAGGAGTGGGCCAGGGACGCTCGGAGGAACAGCATCAGGGGTCGGCGTGCAGGTCAGGTCCCCATCCGTCAGGATCGGGGCGGTATAGACGCAAAGGAGGGGGATGCCCGCCGGGACGCTCCTGCTCGCCTGCGCTTGGGTGAAGCCGCCTGAGTATTTCGGCTTTATCCCTGTGCCCGCATATACCGAGTACAGGATCTCGACGCCAGTAAAGGTGTATGGCGTGCTCGAGGCGGGGATCGTGGCCGTGATGCTCTGCTGCTGGAATGTCCACGCAGCCTGTACCCTGAGCGCGTCGATGGGATTGCCGCTTGCGTCTAGCGGTGCGATCCGTGCCTCGAACTTGGCGCTAGACGTTAGCGGGTTCAGGTTGTTGACTGAGGCAAGCGGCTCGGCCCCTGCGTTCCCTGTCCATGTGCCTACTATAGCAGCGAGGGCAAACAAGCTCGTTAAGCGCATGGGGCATCCTTTCGATCCATCGTGCCGGGGGCATCCAGTTTCCGCAATGACCGCACGGTCCAAGACCTGAACGCTTGGGGCCGGGTTTGCTCAGGGCGTTACTGCCAAAATTGGCATCATCGGTTACCTTCTGCTCCCTTGACCTTCTCCACGGTTCTCATGGCTCCGAGCCCTAGAAGCCCTAGGAGCACTTGCATGGTGATGGAGGTATCAATCACCGGAAATAGGCCCTTGTAGCCCATCGTGAGGGCAATGAAGCGTGCTATGGGGTCGATTACAGCCACATAACCCAAGGCCAAACCGCATATCCAGCCGATGCAAGGTCTCCATCCAGCCACGAACCAATTGGTCGAAGCAGCCTCGATCTTGTTGATGTCGAGTTGCCCCTTGAGTAGGTCCGTTTCTGCGGCGAGTTTGGCTAGGTCCCCGGATTGCTGGAGTTTCGCCAGTTCTAGGGCCGCTTCTGCCTTCTTGGTGGGGTCGGGAATAAGCCTATCAATCAGCTTCCCGCCGAAATCAAAGAGAGAGCCTAGGCCGGCCAGATCCATCAGGGCTGGACCGCAGGAGGGACGGGAGGAGCCTGCTTGACGATGCGTCCGAGGAAGATCAGCGCGAGCATGATCCCCATGATGGTATGGAACCACTTGTCCGGCACATACTCCTTGAGCTGCGGGAAATTCTCGTAGGCGATAATGAGCGTTCCGGACACGGCTATCAGCCATGTTGAGAACCATCGCCATGCGGATTTTACGTCGTCAACGAGCTTTATCATGCGATATCTCCTGTAGAGTTACCTCGGATCGTGGCGATAATTCTCGTAGCTCTTTCCCCAACTTGCTTCGCCCACAAGGAAACGGAAAGATGATTCGCTACAACATTATAGTCGCCACCCTGAAATGCCTTGAGGGTATCGTGGAAATTGAGCAGCTTCCCCGTAGGTTGTTCATCCGAGGGTCCGACTCCCATATTGAATGCCATGTTCAGTAGAGCCGTGGACCGCGCATCATCAAGTTGTCCCCACCAAGGGAGGTACTTATCGAGTAATGCTGAGTGTTCCGCAATGTCATTGTCCAGAAGCGCAATCGCTTCAGCACGCGAAATTCCCTTGTCTGTGAGATTCCTGCCAATGCCGATAGTCAGTTTCCCCGATGTATCCGTATATGGCTTCAATCGCAACCCCTCGTCGCGGATTAATTGGTCACGGATATCGGCTAAATTCATTCGATTATCCCTATGCGTAGCGCTATGGCAACCGCTTCCACGGTAGTCTCAGCGCCCATCTTCGTGCGAATCTCATACGCCATTTGCCCGATGCGTGCTATGTCGCACTTGGGCGTAGTCATCTGCTTGAAGCGCTCGCCATTAGCCAATCTTTGCAAGATGTCCACCTGAAACCGCGTCAGCTTGTAAGGGCGTGTATCGCTGCGCGCTTTTCTCGGCAGGTAGAAATCGGTCATTTCGCACGGATAGGCCCGGTTGCCTTGCCCGCAGCGCGCAGGCATTTGGCAACTTCATCGTTCTTGATGTGCACGACATCGACGGGGGATTTAACCGTCGCCTTGGCTACGGCGGCGTCTCCCTTGGCCTCGCAGTCCTTTCTGATCTTGGCATCTTTCGGATCCTCTGCTGCGAACGCGGACAGGGCGATGAAGGCGAGTAGAGCGATGGCGAGTCTCATGTTTGCTCCAGTCCTAGTGTTTGAAATAATTTGTGATAAGCACTCCGATGATGCCTCCACCGAGGACCATACCCAGCCATATAAGGAACGTAAGAGCACTGCGCCCTTTGTTCTCCTTGATCCGAGTATCAACTCGCCCGTTGAAAGCGTCACCAGTGATAAGGGCTCCGAATGTCGTTGCCACAGCATCATTGATCTGACGCCTCTGTTCATCCGAGAATGCGACTCCACTCTGTCTCCTTTCCGTACCGCGCCACGAAGTGAGGTCATCGGCCTGGATCTGCTCTACGGCTTGCAAGCGCCGTTCATGATCGTTCCACCGGCCCTGCCATGCGTTCTCCAGAATGCGGACAGCGCGAGGCCAGATCCCGTCCTTCTGCGTAATCGGTATCGCATCACGCTCCTTGACCATAGGCCACCCACCCGGCGCAACAGGCAGCGACCATTACGAGGATTGAGGCCAACGGGCTTGCCAGATGGCATATCTCCTGCCCGCCGATCACGAACGCGAACCCCACAGCCAGTGCTGTCCCATCGCCACGAGAATGATGAAAAGGTATAGGCCAGTGAAAGGTGCGGCAGTTTGGAAGCCAGAAACGTAATCGCACAAGTCCTGGTCTTTCGGGACTAGCATGATGTCGTTTATCAGCAGTCGGCATGTTGAGTTCTTTACACCCTCTGCAATGCCGATCCACAGCGCCGCACGGGCGAAATAGTCCCGCACGAACGTGAGCAGCAATCCGCAGAGCATGGCTTCCCAGTAACCACCTAGGATGTAGAACCATGCTTGCCATGAATAGCCGCCAAACTTCGATAGCGTCAGCGCTCCGCAGAAGCGAACGAATACGCTTACAAGAAGGAGTGACGCTAACCATCTCAACGTTCTTCGCCGGGGCCGGAAGCTGGAACGATAACCGGCCAGTGCGCAAAGACGGAGAGTCCAGCCGCCTCTCCTTCAGCCTGCGTGGCATACAGGGTGACGCTCGTTGAATCGAACGGCGCTCCGCAATCAGGCAGCACCTTGACATTGACCATCGTATCGCTCCATGCGCGAGTAATGATCCCCGGATGGAAGTGTGAACCATTGAAATCCTGAATCGTGCGAACAATTACAATTCTTCCTATTGATGCTTTCATTTATTTCTCCTTTTCTCAAGTTCTTCAATGCGCCGCATCAGATCAGCCTTATCCCGAGTGGCGTCCTTGCCAGTATAACGGTCCTCACTTTTGGAGTTGACGTACTTCTCCATCGCTTCGAGCTTGTATTCCAGCACGGTAATGCGTTCGTTACGAGCGGCGAAGGTTCGATTGATATCATCGAACTTATTTATGACCCAGCTTCCAGACCCACCCAAAGCGGCAATGATGCCAACCGCACCACCGATGCGTTTGAAACCGTTTCCGTTATTTTCCATCTCATATGAACCTCGCTAAAGTTGCTCCCATTATGCGCCTGCAAGCGGTGTCTCGGGTGGCTTCTCAAGTTCAATGATCCTTGCCTTGGCCGCGTTGAGTTCTTCCCTGACAACAGCTAGGTCTGCCAGCGTTGATGCCACCGCATCGAGAGCCTGATTGCGCTGTTGCGCCAGAACGTTGATAAATGCGTTCGTCTTTGTGTCCATTATGCCGCCAGAAACCCGATGGCTTTCAGGTCGATTATCAGTTGCGCGGTCGCCTTTGCTAGATTGGGAAGCGTGATTGCAGTAGCGTCGAAGCTCGCCTGCTTCGCGCCGTTGGTCGGAGTTCCATAACCCGTGGAGGCTGCTTGCGTGGTAGCTCCGTTACATCCAAAAGTTCCGGTCAGCGTCAGGCCAGTATTCGTATATAGAGCCGTAAGGACTCCGCCTGCCACGAAACCAACACCGTCGTTAACCCCGGAGAGGGCGGTTGGTACGCGGCCAAAAAATGTATTGTAGGTGGTGCTGCCGTTGAAGAAAATTCCAGCATAATTTGCTGCCGTTCCGGCTGAATTCAAATTGATCGCGCTGTTTGCTGCAGTGGGCGCCGCACTAGAACCAGCAGCACCAACTAATTGACCACCAGAGGCTATTGAGATCGAACTCGTAATATTCATCTGCCCTACAACATCCAACGCTACTGTAGGAACAGCTTTCAGGATTCCTACGTTTCCCTGTCTATCAATGACGACCGGGTTGGTAGCGGTCTCCGTATAGAACTGATAATTGGTACTCGATCCGCCAGTACCGACATATCCAATGTAGACGCCATAGTTGTTGGTGACGGTGCCGCCTGAATGAGCTGGACCGGCAAACAACCCGGCGTAAGTATTGACTGCCGCACCACCTGTCATCACACTGATGCCGTAGACGGCGGCAGAGCGCGTTACGGAGCCTCCGGTGATTTTTGCCTGCCCCTGCACGCCGAGCTGATCGCCGACTACCCCAGCATCGATCTGCGCAAACCCGATAACTCCAGCTTCTCCAGTCGTAGTACCGGCTCCGGTGTGGAAAATATCTCCCTCGAATCCGACCGAGGAGGCCCTTGTACCTGCCGCATGATTGTCAGTCAGAACCGCGTAGGTCGAGACTATGTTAGGAACTGTATTGCTGTCGTCATGCCCAAGGAACTGAAAGTAATTGGTCTGCGTTAGCCCGAGCAAGGGCAAATTTGTAGCACCGAAGAAGTTTTCCGCCGTATCTACAAATGCTGCTTTTTCGAACGCCGTCCATCCTGTCTGCGGACCAACATGCAAAGTTGTGACCGTTAATGGGTCTGTCAATGCAGCAGATAGCGCTGCAATTGGAACGGCCTCTGCTGGACCAGCTGTCGAGGCCAGCCTGCCGACAACAGTCTTGGCTGGAAGGGTAACGGGAAAGTCAGGCACGCCCGTAGTCATAGCTCGTCATCCAGTAACCGCATGATGTCCTCGATGTCGTCTCGGTCCTGATTTTCCACATTGCGGCTGAAGATGACCTTCCTTTTCTTTGGCAACTGCGGTATCTGGATGTGCCACTCCGTTATACCGCCAGCTCCGGTGAAGACAGGCGGAGGTGGAACCACGACGACTGGAACCGTTACATCGAATGGAGTTGCCGAGAACCCGGTCCCGATTGGATTGGTGACGGAGATCAGCCCGTCGGTCGCACCAAATGGAACCGTGACGGTGATCTGCGAATCGGCATCGACATTGAACGAGAGTGCTGGCACACCGTTGAACGATACGTCCGTGGCGCCAGTGAAACTCGATCCGGTGAGCACGACCATCGTTCCGATTGGCCCAGATGGAGGCGCAAAGCTGACGATGGATGGCGGCTGCGGAGGTCCAGCAACCCCGCGCGGTCGTAATAGGAGCAGCAAACTCATTTACTGATCCATGCACGCCACATCTCCTTGTAGGCGGCTTCGACCGCGAGAGCGTAGTCTTTCACCACCGGCGATGCAAGCAGTTCATCTCGAAGCGTCTTGCGTGCTTTCGTGAGCATTGGGATGTCGTTTGCCATCGCTACAGCCTTCTCGACATATTCCTCGCGCGTCTTTGCGATCCAGTCTCCATGTCCCATAGCAGTCAGCACAGAACTGGACGAGCGCCCGGACGCCTGAGTGCCGTAGAGCGTCACCATCGGCACGCCCATGTAGAGTTGCTCCATCCCGACCACTCCGCCGGTATGCGGGAACGGGTCTAGGATCAGGTCAGCCTGTTGATAGGTCTGCATGTGCTCCGGGTGGCTGGTGGCGATAGAAAAGAGCAGCCGCTCTGGCGTGACATCCTGCATGGCAGACAGGACGCGCTTGATCGAATACGGCCGCTTGAAACCGTGATCCTTGAACTCTAGACGAGCATCCGGCACGCGGCGCATGATCTCGGCGAACGTGGCGAGGCATTCGTCAGAAAGCTTCTCGTAGCGAGCGTAGGAGCCGAAAGTAATGTACCCGTTCTTGTGGTACGGCAGCATTGACTTTGCCGAGAGGTTGTAATCAATCGGCGAGTCATAGGTCACAATGCAGGGTAGGTCCCATATCCTCTCCGCGTAGAACTCGCGCTCCTCAACAGGAACAGCGATAGGGTCTGCGAAGAAGTAATCGATCTCGGAACAGCCTGTGCCGTGAGCGAAGCCCCAGCCCGTGCATTGGATCGGAGCAGGCTTCCGCGTGAAAAGTGTTAGGCGACCACCGTTCGTGTGCCCAGCCAAGTCAACCAGGATATCGATCTTATCGGCTCTGATCTGTTCCGCGGCCTGCTCATCGGTCAGCTTCTCGATGTCACGCCAGGTGCCGATTGATTTGTATTTTTTCGTCTGTGCGTCCTTGTCAGCGTCGCACGGAAGGCTCGCATACAGGTATATCTCGAAGTCCTTGCTGTGGTGCAGGAGAACGTTCCCGAAAATCATCGCCGCACTGTGACATTTGAAATCACCACCGACATAGCCTATCCGCAGCGTGCGCTCGGTCTTGGCATTACGATGCGGATCGACCGTCCCAGTATATCGGTTCGCGTCGTACCATTTCTTCCTTTGCTCAAAGAGTTCCTTCGGCGTGGCGTTCGTAAGCGTCTGCACGAAGCAGGCGTTCGGCCCGGCTGAAGGATGTTTAGGGTCCTCGCGCAGCATGTCGTTGTAGAGCGGTATGGCTTCCTGCGGACGACCGGCAGTTGAGAGCACCATTGCCAAGGCAAGCCGAGTCTCTGCGTTGGGCTTCATCTCGACGCCCCTGTGTCCAGCAGCAAGGGCTGCGTCTATCTGATCTGCCTCAAGAGCCATCAGTGCCCAGTTGCGCTGAATGACTGCATGCACGCCATCCATCATGGCCGCACGCTCGATTGTGAGTAGTCCCTCGTTGATGAGACTGGACTGCGCGAATACGATGGCAAGATTCTGCGTGGCAATCGCGTGGCGCGGATCAAGGCGCAAAGCCTGCTGGTAGTGCTGCTGCGCTTGCGGGAGGCGCCCTTCGACTTGTGCATTAACGCCGAGCTTGACCCATTCGTCTGCCTGATCTGAGCCTGATGGCGGAACGATGATGTAAGGCTGGCTCATCAGTAAAGTATCCCCGCTTGAATGGAGCCGACGATTGCAAGATCAACAACGATTCTAAATCGTTGTCCTTCACCGAAGGACATATTCTCGAATTTCATATGGATAGGATCGCTCAAGTTAATGTAATGGTCTGTGACCGTATTCTGATTGGCAGAATCCCTGAGTTGTAGAGCGACAAAGCCAACAACGGTCGATGAACCAATTACTACAAAATTCATGGCACCGCCTGGGCTGAGTGGCCCAGTATCGGCTAGAAGAGCGCCAGAGAGGGGATTGACTTTCCTTCCTTCTGTTGTCCACGGCATGATAGTTCCTAGAATAAATATCCCACGGCCACGATTGAATCTATATTACCAGTGGTGTTCATGGAGGCCAGCATACCGACTGATACGCCTGCCGCAATATCTTGCTGCCCTTGAGCGATGCCAGAGGCAAATATACCTGTCGTTGCTATAGCTGCAGCAACGCGTATTGCTTGTGGAGTAGTAGCCGAAATGGCTGGTGCGCCTGCTGTTTGTAACACGGCAGCGAAGGCCAGAACTGGCGTCGTGGTGATCGAGTTGTGCATCACCAATCCCAACGATAGAACGCGCAACTGTTTCCCAGCTGGCACTACATAAAAACTAGCCGCAGCGGTTGCTAAAGCAGCACCAGTCCATACGGTCATCAACAGCGTAGCAGCCCCACTTGCCAATGCGGTTGAAGTAACAGCGATTAGAACAGCCGCATATGGTGGCGTCCCAGGCCATACCGGCATCCCAGTATTGCCAGACACCAACGCGGTTGTCGCCGGAGCAATGCCGGAGATGATGAGCGATCCAGTCACCGTCGCCGTCACCGTGACTGTCACAGTATTGGCAAGCCAGAAGATAGGCCCGGTTGCTGTGACTGTCGGAATGGCGGTCGTGAAAACTAGTCCGGCCTGCGAAACCAATACCGTGCCAAGAACGGTTACTACTGTTCCTAGTATCGCGCTAACCGATATCGAAACAGCGGGTAGGACCGATACACTGACTACGCCAGAAATTTGTGCCGACACTGAAAGACCCGGAACCACACTGACAACTTGCGTGCCGAGTATCGTGATGACTGTTCCAAGTGCTGCCGACACCGAAATGGATACCGCTGGGAGAACGGATACGCTTACAACGCCTGTCACCAGTGCGTTCACCGACACACCGGGAACCACTGACACGACTTGGGTTCCGAGGATCGTTATCACCGTTCCCAAGGCGGCCGAGACGGAGATTGACACAGCTGGCATTGCCGAGATGCTTACTGGTCCAGTAACTAGCGCCTGGACAGAGAATCCGGCAGCAATAGTATTCACCGTTGCGGTAACAGTCTGCGTCGGCGCAAGCCACACTACTTGACCGCTGATCGCAGATTGCGTAGCCGCTGTAGTTCCTGGGGCTGCCCCACCCGCAACGACATTGACAGCGACAGTTCCTAGAACCGTTACCACTGTCCCGAGCACGGCGCTCACTGAAATTGAGACTGCGGGCATGGCAGAAATACTTACCGCACCCGTCACAACCGCCGTCACTGTGCCGCTTACAACAGCAGACACTGATAGCCCGGCAGGAACAGCGGCAGTTACCGTACCTGAAACTACGGCGGATACTGATAAGCCAGCAGCAACCGTTACCGTTCCGCTGACTTGCGCTGATACCGAGAGTCCGGCTGGCACGGCGACCGTACCACTGATCGGCATCGGGTTCGTTGTTCCGACATTCCCGCCATCGACATCGACGGTGCCGAGAACTATCTTGACGCGCTGGACCTCTACGCTGGCGCCGATATCCTCAGCAGCTACGGTGTAGCTTGCGCTCGGTGTGACGATTACATTGTCGACCATGTCACACTATAACCAATGTAACAGGAACGCTCAGGAGTCCGGGGAATCCGGTGCCGCCTGCCTTAAACGCCACTGTGGCAGCTCCAAAAGTAGCTCCTGCGGCGTTATCCAACCAGACTGGCGTATGCGTGACGGCGGTCGTGGAAATGAGCGTGCACACGGCATTGCCTGTGGTTGGCTGTATGTCGCCGCCAGAGGTGAATTCGTTGCCAGTCTTCGGGTTCTGAGTGATGCTGTTGCTTGTTATTATCAGAGCAAAGATGAACCCGTCTGTCGCTGTCGTGGTGACAGGCGCGCCGGTGTCGGAACTGTCCCCAGCCCCAGTTTGCGCAGAGAGGGCATTGATACCGTCAGTGACAGGACTGGTGAGTCCGCTAACCTCGTAGAACCAGCCATCCTTGATCGAGGTGTCGGCAGCCGAGTATGTGATCGTTACGGTCGTTGCGCCTGCCTTTAACGATGTACACGCCCAAACATCACCCTTGTCGTTGGCAGTACCGTTAAATGTGGCGCCCGGGACTTGTGTATAAATGCTGGACCCGCCAGCGGCGTTGTCAGCAACTCCGGAGACTGTGAGAGTCCCAGTATTCCCTGCGCCAACAACCCCTAGATTCCCCGCCCCCGTAGAGGAGACAGTAATCGCGACCGTCGCCTGATTCAGAGCGGTCTCGCCAAGCTTGTGCTGGACTAACGTGGTCATCAGTTCACCGTGAAGCTCTTGATGCGGTCATTTTCATCACGCCCGGTAACCGTCACGCTCACTTTGCGTGCACCGGCCTTGACTGCCGCTAGCTGCGCTAGGCGTTCGATTGCTGCAGATAGTTCCGCAATCTTGGTGCTAAGTTCAGCAAGCTGCGAGGCCACGACCTGCCGTTCCTCTGCTTCTGCCGCAGCCTCCTGCTCTGCCTCCAGAAGCATATCTGCCAGATCGCTCATTGCAGCTGCTCCACGAATTGATCGGCTATCCCTTGAGCAAGAGCAGCGCGGTCCTCACCCGGAAGGGCCATTGCTGCGCCCATCTTACGCGCACGAGCAAAGACTTTCTTATAAATCTGCTTCTTAGCCGCATCCTTCATCGAATCCCAAGCTGGGCTTTCAACCAGTGGCGTCATGATCTGATGAGCGAGTTTTCCTGCTGTCTCGGAAAACTTGTTCTGCTGCTCAGGAGTCAGCGGTACGTCGCCAATCTTGCCAGTGAGCTTCCCGATATGCAGTTTGCCTGGAGCACCGGGGATGGATAGGCCGAGACGCTCGGCTTCGGACAGCACCTTGTCCTGCGATTCTGTTGTCGTCTTTTGCCCGAGGAAACGCTCCTTCTCCTGCAGCGGCTCTCCGGTCAGGACATTGATCTGCGGGAGGAGAGTCTCGCGCAGCTTCGGCACTGTGTTGTAGACCGCATCCCTGATGCCGTCGATCCTGCGCTGCTCCGTGTCGAGTGCTGCAGCAGTTTGCCGCGATAATCCGCTGAATGGGATCAGCGATGCCGTGTAGCTTTGTGCAAGACGTGGGAAGAATTGCTGCGGTTCTGAGAGAGCACGCACGAACATGGTCAATCCCTGGAGCATTGTCTGGTTCGTGATCGCATTGGCAAAAGCCGTTGCAAGTATCTTCGGCACCTTATCCTGCTCGCCCTCGTCCAGCTTATCCCAGACATTTGCGATGTCAGCAGCCAACCCGATCATCGTTCCGACCGGCTGCAAACGAGAGTAGTCATACCAAGTGCCATTGATCTCTATGCTAGTAGGTTGAACGCCAGCCGCCGCAGATACATTGCGGCGCCCCTTCTGATCTATTGAACTGCCGGTGATCTTGCCAGCCATGAATAGGGCAATGGTGCCCGCCATGATTGACGATCCGACCATGAGTTCAGATACCGCCTTATCACGCACCGCACCGCCTTGAGCGTATGCCTCGCGCCACTCTTTGATGAACGGAGCGAGCGGCGTCAGACGGATCATTTCCTTCGCTATGTTCCCTGGTGTCTGAGTGAATGGTGCGAGGAGTTGCAGCTTCCACGCCTTGATGAACGTCTGCCCTGCACGCCCCAAGTCACCGAGCGGCATATTGAAGGTCATTCGCAATCCAGCAGAAGTAGCGGCCTCAAGGTCAGCAGCTGTTGGATTTGATACGAGATCGCCAACCCTGTTCCAGTATTCACGCGACAGAGGCGATAGGCCTTCCTCGGTCGCCGTCTTGGCAGCACGCGAGTAAAGTTCGCCGCGTTCATTGAACGTCTTGAATAGCGCATCCTCGGCCCCGAGCACACGGAAGGATGAGCGCACAACCTCGCCCCATTTCCCGGAAATGGCCCCTTGCGACGCCTCTGCCTTCTGCGACTTCTCACCGGATCGCCATGCAGCAAGGGCAACACCTTTCGGCCCCTCAAGCTCGTATATCTTTGCCGCGAGCTTCATCGTTTCCCAAGCGCCGTTGATGTTGCCGATGACGCGGGCAAGAGGCTGCATCATCGTAACTCGGTCACTTCCACGCAGCGCTCCAAGAGCGGAGGCGACCTGTTCGACAACCGGGCGCATTGCCATGAAAGCTGCGTTGCCGCCAAGGTTCGCGGCGTGTGTCCACGGACCTGACACCCAGCCAGCCTTGATGTATTCGACGAACTTGTCCCACTTCGTAGGTTCGATTGCAGCGCGCGCCGCTCGCAGCATCGCCCCAGGCTCATCCATCATTCCCATCGCAATCGCCAACTGATCCGGGTCTTTCTTGTACGTATCGACGAGTTGCTGTATCTGCCGCAGACGCTCGCTGTCATTCTTCGTTGTCTTGAGTATCTCCAAAGCCCGCCCGATCTCAGCGCGTTCGCCGAGGAAGTTAGACAGTATCGTAGCCGTGCGCTCGATGGATGCGAGGTATTGCAGCTTCGCCTCTGGCGTGCCCTGCTGTAGGTACTCACCGCGAGTCCTCATCATGTCTTCAGCAGCGCCGATGGCAAGTTGCTTCTTCGCAAGGATACGCGCTCCGAGTGCGTGATCTGTTTCAAGTCCGCCACGCATGGACTTCACATCCACATCGTCTCCGCCGGTCATGCGGTTCAGGATGTCACCGGCCTCTGCGTAGGTCTGCTCTCGCGGTACAGTTCCGCGACGCTCGCCTTGAATCTCCTGCTCGTAGATATTCGATAGGCGCGCTAATGCACCGTCCACCTCTGGTGTCGTATTGATGTAGTTGTAATTGACGTGCGTTGGTTTGGTCGGCTCGCCTTGAGCTTGTGGAACCTCGGCGAATGGGCTCTCAGCCACGGCTTGCGCTTTGCTCGGATCGGGTACAGCGGCACGGGCATTCTCCTCTGCTGCGAGTGGGCGGTAGGCGCGCGGGATTTCGGTTCCTGCCGCCTTCAAATCCTCGGTGATTGTCGGGTCGATCTTGGCATCCGCTAGAACTTCCTCCGGAGCCTTACCTGTCTTGGCGTAGATATTGGTGAGTTTCGCAGCCACATGCCCGGCTACCTTCATCCCGCCTACCACTATTGCAGCGTTCACGAAGTCCTGCGGCTCGGGCAGATGACCCTCAAGAGCGGCTGGAGCGACAGTCATAGTTCCGACCTCTGCCCCAGCTTGGACAACTCGGCCGAGGGGGGCGAAGAGTCTGCCCATACCCAGAGTGGCGGCGCCAACCAAGGCAGCCTTCCCCGTCGCCTTGAGTACATCAGGTTCCGACATGCCTTTGATAGCGATACGGGAACGCGCCAAAAAGTCCATGCTGCTGTCCGCTTCACCTGTTTGATAAGCGCGTGTCAGGGATTCGCGGATTGCTGTAGGGACTGCCATCATGCCCGCTCCAGTCCCAAGAAGCTGCCCAACGTTACCGCCAGCGGCGCGACCGCCGAGGCCACCAGCAACAGCTCCGGCCACAGCTGGAACGATGTCGGAACTGACTTCGGCAACGCTCCCAAGAGCTTGCTCGTACCATGATGCATGATGAGGATCGAGTACCACATCAGGCAACTTGCCACGCAGCAGCAGCCCCGTGGCAGAGCGTTGCCCCCCAGCGACAAGCGCATCCCAGATACCGCCCGCGGGTTCCCGGCGTGGGACGAGATCGGAGAATGCGCCTGCGCTAGCAGGGATCAGATCATCGAATGCGCCCATCAGCGATTCGCCTTGTCAAGGGCCTTGCGCCTGCGTTCTTCTACAATGCCAGGGTATCTCACCTTGATTGCTTCCCGACCGGCAGAGAACTGACGCTCAAGTTGTCCATTTGAGTCGATAGAATACGTCCATCGATCCGGCTCCCATGCCCAGCCCTTTGCCTCTACTGCTGGCTTCAATGACTTCTGCTGCGCGTCGAATTCCTCGTATGACTGAGGTTCGGTCAATCTGGCTGGTACTCCTACTGCCGCAGGAGCCGCCTCGAAGTCTTTGCCCGTAATCTCCTTGAACCTTGCCTTCACTGTCGCCGCAGGCGCTCCAGCAGCAAGGGCGGTCTTTGCATCGGCAGTCACCGAGGCTAGGTCAACACTTTCGCGCCTGACTGCGGCTGCCTGATCTCCGACAGCAGCCTTGATCGGCGGCAGCATGGACTGGAACCTCTCGTTCGAGAACACGTAATTCTTGGAGCGCGGATCGATTAGAGGCGTGATATCTTCGCCCTTCGCCTTTGTCTCGTTGATTTTCTCCCGACCTTCCAACTCGAATCGGTTAAGAGCATCAGCATACCCCTGCGGGTTCATCATGTTCAACGCCTGACTCTCGAAACTCTTGGCTGCAAACGCTTCTACGCGCTTCATCTGCGCGACAATGGTTCGCTCAATCGGCTTGTCAATGCTGTTGTATATCGAGAGCGCGGAGCCGAGTTCAGTCTTGCTTAATTTACCGTCCTTGAACAAGTCCCATATCGGTTTGTCGCTGATGTTGTTCGGGTCATTGACCTGCGTGTCATGCAGATCGCTCAGGAGTTTCCGCCACTCGACAGGGTGCGGTGTGTTTTCGGAATTCTCTCTGGCGCGAGCAACAAGTGTGTGCTGTAGCGTTCTGAGGTTCTCTTTCTTCGCTCCATATCCGGCCAAGCGCGGATCATTCTGGTAGTCGCCCATGCGCACGCCGTTCAATGCTTTGGTCACGTAGTCATCGTGAGCGGTATTGGCAACGTCGTCAGCGTCTTTCTTTGCCAGCAGATCATCATGCTCCGCCTGCGCTCGTTGCGCCTTCTGCTGACCTTCAGCATATCTGCGCCACTGGGCTTGCGTAACTCCATCGGCATAGGCGTTGAAGTCTCCATGATCTAGCGCCTTTAGCGCCTCATCAGGGTTGCGCTGCGCCATGCCGTCGAAGGCTGCCTGCGCGACACGCTGCTTCAATTTAGGCGCGATCTCGTTGACAACCTTTGCCGAGTCAGATGCGGAGAGGTAAGGACGATCTACAAGCGCCTTGACATCGCTATCAATAGTCTCGGCGATATGGCCGAGTGTGGATGGATCATTCGCCGCCGCGATGGAGTAGTTGCGCTCAAGGTCGCCGAGATTCTTGTGAATCGCAATCCCGGCGCGCGTTGACATATCCGCATTGAGCTTGACCGAGAAGTGCTGCCGCATTTCATCCGCACGGGTCTGCGCCCATGCCTGCGCCTTGTCTGGCGCACCCTCGAATGCTTTCAGGAATCTCTCTATTCCTGGCTCTAGAATCTTCTCCTTGAACCCCTGGGCTATCGAGGTATCGTTCGGATCGGACTTGCCAGAAACCTCATTCCACTGTTGGGTGAAGTTGCTATATATCTCTGAGTACGTAGCTGCGCCATGTCCTATCACCTGCGCCGTGATATGACGGTCGATCTCTGCTCCAATTTGACCCCCGACCGTGGAGATTCCCCTGCCTATCGCCTGCCCAGCTTCGCGTCCAAAGATGTTCTTCGTCGTCCCAGCTTCTCGCGCCGTAGTTGCGGCACGTTCATCTGGCTGGATCGTCAGGCCAGGAGGGGCGTCTAGTTCTGTGATGTTAGCCATCAGATTAAGGCCGCTACAGCACCAACGCCCATGATGATTGACCCCAATTCCTGTCCGCTTGCGCTATTCTTCGCTGCATCCGCCATGCCGCGGAACTGAATCGCTTGTTCCTCATAGGAGTTGGAAGTGATGGTTCCCTGCTCCTCGTTGATCGCTTTCGTCAAAGCACCCTGCTCAGAACTTGACCGCAGAAGGTCTAGTGCCGTTCCGCTCGCGGCGAATCCAGCCCCGCCGACTTGCGCTTGCTCCTTGCCGAGAGCTTGGTACACCTGCCGATTGAGTTGCATCCCCTTGATGGCCGTAGCCTGACGGGCGAATGCTGCACTCTGCTCTGCGATGGTCGCTGCTTCGCTATACGACCCGACAGAAGCACGCGCAGCCCTTGCGCCAAAGAGATCAGTGACCGCGCCACCAACATCGGTGAGGGCTGTTTGATAGCTTGCCATCAGCGGTTCGTCGTCTGGATAAAGCCGCCAATCGATGCGATGGCTGACGGATACGGTCTAGTGATCTGCCAGCAAATCATCGAATCGAAGTTCCACTCGTCGTCCAACGTTTCCCAATATACACCCGTGAATAGCTGCAGGTTGGTATACGCAGTACCGCGCGGCGTCTTGAAATTCGCCGCATGCAGCTTGTCGAAGCTGGTTCCGAAAGATATTCCCTGACATCCGACGAGCAGCCCACCTAGCTGATGGGCGCGGCTTGGCTTCGCTTGGCTAGTTCCAGATGTTCCTTCCGCCCAGTCCGGGCGCAAGCATTGTCCCTGCGATGTATAGGTGAAGCCAATAACCGCTGGAACAGTGAGGCGACCATACGGGCCATCAATCAGCGTTGCCTTGGAACCGTATGCGCTTATGGAAGAAATCGAGGCAAGGTATTGATGCGTGAATAACCCCGCCACATCGTTGTCTATGGGAACGGTTACTGCTCCGCTCACAACTGTGAAGTCGCCTACGTCGATTCCGCCACACCATACTGTCACGGTCTTTCCGTTCAGATGCCAGAGGCCATAGAATGTGAGCGTGGAATTCACTCCAGCGGCGACGATGGTCCCTCCGCTTGGGACTATCGCATCATCGCAGAACCAGCCTGCCGTGATATCGGAATCCACATCAAAGACGCTCTCCATGAATTCGACGTGGCGTATGTTATCTGCTCCGTTCGTAACCATTGCGAGCGTGTCAAGAGTCCCATCTGCAGACGGCCCCACTGCGATACTTTCAAGCGTACGCGCGCTCCCAAGGTCATGCCGGTGCCAACCTATGAAGTCTGGAGGCTGAGAGGAGAATAGACTGCTGCGCTTGTAACTCGCGCCAACGAGTGAGCCGTCAAGGCACCGCGTCCACAGGACAGGCAGGAGTTCCTGTTGATAGCGTATCTCGGCGATCCCAGTGGTCGTCAGGTGCTTCGCGTGCTGCGTCAGGTTCGGAGCGATGTAGCGACCGGAGAATACATCGGGGAAGTATTCCAGTATCTTGCGGTTGAAGCGCTGGACGAACGAGATCGTTATTTCTGTTGGCTCAGGCTCTATGTTCGAGCAGCCGTAATGCGTACCGTGTTGCGCTTGGATATTCGTCGGTGAGATTGGCCCTGTTGTTGGGGCGGAGATCAGCCATTCGCCCGCTTGCGTACCAGAGACGATTCCGGCTTTCGTGCCGACCATCCAGAATATCGGGTTCACGTCATCGGAGTTGAACGTGTAGCTGATCCCGTTGTTGTCGGAGACAGTTCCATCTACTGCCGTAGGCGTCATATCAAGCTGGGTTGGCATGATACCGTTTACGGTGCTCGCATCTACACGATTAGGGATGGCCCCGGCAAGCCAGATGCGTCCTTCGTAATACACCCCGCATGTAGGCCATCCGTTATTCGTGCTCGTATACACCCCGAGCCGCCAAGTATAGATCGTGATCGTTGGATAAAGCAGGTCTAGACCTGACAGGGCGACCGTGATATTAGATGGGCTGACGACCGTGGCGATTATTCCCCAAGTCCATCTTGCGGCAGCTGCGCTAATCGCCCATTTCGTCGGAGAAATGTCTGGTTGATTCCCGGTATTGGTGCCCACCAGCGACGTGTAATAGACAAGGTTGAAAAGTACGGCGTCTCCTGCTGCGTAGGTGGTTGCAGGGACGTAAGCGAGCGGCTCCGAACGCAGCCTGATCTGTCGTCCTACATCTGTACTCAAAAAACCGAAACCATTGTTGATCGAGACAATCGATGAGGCTGTCAAAGTCACAACGGAAAAGGAACCGGTTGTACTTACACCTGTGAGCGTATTGCCGCTGGCAACCGCACAAAATACTGTCCCGTTCCATGCAATACCGTCCCAACTCGCGCTGAACGGCAAGGCTCGCGCAGTCCATGTCACGCCATCAGGCGAAGTGGCGGAAACCGATCCCGTAGAGACAGCAGTGAATAATCCTGCGCCATTCGCCGCAATGGCCGTCCATGCCTGCGCTGATGGCATGGTTCTCTGAGTCCAGTTGATACCATCCGGTGAAGTGGCTGAAAATTGTCCTGTGCCGATAGCTGAAAATACTGTTCCGTTCCATCCTACGGCAGTAGAAATTAGGCTCGTAATCGGAAAAGTTCTCTGCGTCCATGTCACGCCGTGATCCGCAGATGTGGCAACGATACTATTTGAAAATTGAGAACCCAAGACATAACCAGCGTGAGAAAGTGCTACAAATAATCCTGAACCGTTCGAGTTAACGGCGCTCCAGAGCGACTCTATTCCTAACTGTTGCGGGAGTGCACCTGTGCGGGTTGTCCAAGTTGTTCCTGTAGGAGAAGTCATCACATCCGCAGATGGCGTTCCTGACGGTCCTCCACCGACGACGCAGAAATTCGTTCCGTCCCAAGCTATCGACACCCATGCGCCGGCAGATGACAGTGTGCGTTGCGTCCATGTAATCCCGTCCGGTGAAGTTGCGGCAATAGTTGATCCATTTCCGTTCACATCGTAAGGACCATTCGTCACCGCGCAGAATACGGTTCCGTTCCATGCGATTGCACTCCAATTCGCCGACACGGGAAGAACGCGAGACACCCACGTAATGCCATCGACCGATGTAGCCGCTATGGCAGAGCCAAAAGCAACAGTGCAAAATACCGTGCCATTCCAAGCAATCGCACTCCAGTTAAGAGCGCCGGGCAATGTTCCTTTTGTCGCAGCAACGACAGCTGGCGTAAGCACCGTTCCATCAGTCGGCGGATCGAGATACGGCCCATCTTTGAAATTAACTTGAGAGAGAGAGAATGCCGCGAAAGCGCTAACGGTTGGAACGCTCACCACATTCAGATTGCGCGGCGGGAAGCTGCCATGCAGTAGGATTGCCTGTTTTTCTGCCTGTATCTTGCGCACGTCTGCCCATGTTCCAGCTGTATAAGGTGTAGCGAGCGCGAGATTGCGTACGGCTATGACAGTATTAGCGGCAGGCGAGGACCATCCAAGTGTGCTGCCGTCAATCCCAGCTCCAGTGATCGAATCGGCAATGGAAAAGTGCGTAGAGTCAGTGACTGTAATTTTGAATGTGCGAGCACGCAAGAGTGGCGTAAAGGCTGCATTTACTGTGCTTGCAAAAAGGAACTGCACTTGATCGCCGGTAATCCACTGGTGAATAGAGCCTGTTTGAACGATGGCAGGATTGGCAGTTGAGATACTCGATACCTGTTGATTATCGTTTGTCGTTACCAACCTGAAATCATTAGGCAGTGGCGCGCTTAGTCCGGATGTCTGCGTAGCAACAGCGTACATGCGGATAAACCCGTTGGTGAACTCCATCATGTACGGCGATGAGTGCTCGAATGCAAAAGGCATTACGCGACCTGCTGCGCCGTTCAGGGTGGTAGATGCGAAGTGCGTTCCAGAGCGTCGCACCCATGTTCCCTCCTCCATGGGCACGCCATTACGACAGACGTTCAGTGCGGTCTTGTATGCAGGAAGTTCAATCCGCCCTTGAGCGAATTTAGACCATTCGCCGCCGAGAAACGATGACTGCGTAAAATTGGTATTCTGCGGCATTCAGATTCTGCACGTAATGTAATCATCCTCGGGCGGCTCTGTCGGCCCGGTTTCAATTCCATTCACCGTGCGCGCATCGCCAATTGCTTTGTTATACGCCGCCTGGATACCAGCACGCTTCGCGGTCGATTGCGTGAGGCGCTCTACGATCTCGAAAGCTATACGCGCTCCAAGCCCCTCGCAGAACATCGGGTCCATGCTACGCACATCGATGATGTCTGCGACAAAGCGCAGAACGATGGGGAATGGCTCGCGCGATACGATAAAGTCGCCCTCGAAATTCCAGTCCTTGTACATGAGCCCTGTAGGAGCGCCGAGGAATGATACCGAACCAGCCTTCGGGTCTTGCGGCGCTGTTCGCAGGTAGTTCGCAGGCAGGCGGAAAACGTTGCGCGCGGTGGACTGCATCGATGGCCCGGAGGAGAGCGGATATAGGATGGGAAGGTCATCGATTGCAACCGCTACCTGAAGCCATGTATTACCGGCTGTCCCGAATGGGTTGACTGTCGTCCACGGATTCAGCACACCGGTGTTCGTCCAGAATCCTGTCGTCAGCACTGGATTGTGGCCGACGTTTCCGCCAGCGATGGAGGTATAGATCGTGCCATCGGATCCACCGACAGACGCTCCCAGAGAGTAGGTCGTTCCAACCGCCCAAAGAGCGGGCGCGCTCGCCGGGTTCTGGTTCAGGTTGAAGTCGATCAAACTTACGTAGTAGGTCGAAGATACCTTCACGATCTGGTCAGCGGAATACGTCACCGTTGCATCCCAGCTTGAGGATGTGCTTGGATCAACGGCGTTATCGCTAACGAGAGACAGGTAGACCTTGTAGGTGCCATCACCAGGTGTCTCGTAGACGAGTTCTCCGGCGAAGTATCCGGTCGTATTCGTTGTGTCGTATGGGGTGATAGTGAGCGGGCCGCAGTACGCCTCCCATTGGGTTGAGTTGCCGGGTGAGTTGTTCAGATTGTCCGGTGCCCGTGACTGCCACAAATAACCAGATGTATCTATGACGATGGCGCCCCATGCATAGGTCGTGGTACTTGCCCAGAGCGTAGGTTTCAGGAACTTCGTCGTGCTATCAATCGGCCGCATGACAGCTTTGCGGATGGCGAAACGCCACGTATTGCGCCTGAGTTCAACCTGACGCAGCTTGTCGTAGCAGAACGATATCTCGCCAGCCTGCAGGGAGTCCTCGGTGAAGTCGGAGATGCGAGTTACCCCGCATTGCTGGCAGGTGCGGTTACCGATATCGACTGGGGAGAGGAACGGCACGGTCTAGTTACTCGCCATGATCTGCCAGTTGGTGCCGTCCGATATGAGCAAAGCCCATTTCCCTGCAGTACCAGCGAGGATAGCTGTCCCAGCGGCACCTCCGACAAGCGGCACCACGTTCGATGATCCAGATACGACCGTGAAGGCAGCGATGGTTCGGTAAAGAATCTGCCTGCCTGGGTATGTCGCCGCCGATGGCAGCGTGACCGTCTGCGTGACAGAGGCATTGGCGATGATGCAGGTATCGGTTGCCGCCGGAGCATAGGTTGCCCCGGTCGCGGTAACTGGGGTGAATTGCAGCAGAGCGGAGAGCGCCGCCGCGAGTTGGGAGATTGGGATCGATTCGGCATCCCCAGCCGTCAGCGCGAGTCTGCCGAGGACTGAACCTGCAGGCAGTACAATCGGAAACGGTGTTGCCATGTGCGGCTCCTTGCCGCAGCGATTCTACACCGGAACCGAGGTGGCGTTTGCCAGAACAGAGGTCGCTGTGACGATGGTTACTTTGTATTGACCCGGTGTGAGGTCCACCGTTTTCCAGCCCGCTGCGGTCAGCGACACGGCGTTCCCGGCGACATCAGGTACTGTAGCGAAGGTGGTCCCATCTGGGAGCAGACCCTGCAGGGCGACGCTGCCGCCGCCGAAAGTCGCCGTGACGCTGAAAAGATACCGCCCGCCCTTGAGCGGGAATGCACCTGGCGCAGCGCTCGTGAAAAGAACGCTCTCGGTGACGTTCATCAGTTCGGCGGTAGGTTCGCCGCGGATTGGTATCCGTTGCTCAGGATGTAACTCCTGATCGCCTCCAGCGCCTTGATGACATCCTGACGGGTCGTTCCTTTGCCAGTGTCAACGCGCAACTCGATGTCTTTGGAGCCAGTGGACGACCCGACCGTGATGCTGGACGGAACGTCATCCAGAGCTCCGCGGTTGATGCCGATGAAGTTGTCGGCCATGGCGGCTATGCCACGAAATCGACCTCGACACCGATGATCCCGGCGGCGGCCGTGGTGAGGGCTGCGGCGACAACCACGAAGATGTCGAAGGCGCCGCCAGGGTCCTGCGCGACGCTTTGCGAGTTCGTGAACCCGAACACGTTCCACAGGTTGTCCTCGCGGTTGGCGGGGAAGAAGCCCTGAGAGGCCGTGGTATTCAGGAAGGTGACTTCCTGGTACTTGACGACCCCGGCCACGCCCTGCAGGAGCGCCGATCCGAATATCTTGTTCCCCGTGCCGGAGTTCGTGTATCCAGTCGAATAACCGGTCGTTCCCTGGAACAAGAGGCTCGTGCCGTCGTGCTTGTTCGAAGGAATGGTCGCCTGCAGGATCGACTGCGTTCCATCCACGGTTGAGTCCGAGAAGGAAACGTTGATGTCCAGCGATGCGGTGGCCGTGGTCTGCGCTTCCAGGCCGCTGGTGTAGCACCAGACGTGCTTGACCTTCGCGTCCGTCGGGAAGCGCGCGAGCCGGTAGGTAGCGAACTGGGCGACCGCGCTCGTTGGGGCGATGGTATCGCTATTCGCCTTGAGGTAGCCAGGATTGCCCTCGCCGGTCGTGGCCGTGATGATCGGCGTTGCGTCGAGATTGGTGACTGTGTTGGATTTGAGCTGTTCCATGTCGGCTCCTCAGGGGGTAATGTCCGCGCCGGTGGTATCGGCACAGAGGATTTGAAGAACCTTGCCAGGCTGCAGGCGCGTCGCACCGAACATTGCGCTCGTGTAGAGATCCCATGGCTCGCTCGACAGGTCGTTCCGGATCGACACTCGGTTCGTGATGTCCTTCCACATGCCGAGGTACACGCCGGATTTGACGAACGTCAGCACGCCGCGCGTGGTGTTCACTGTCGTCTGCGGGAGACGCTCTGACAGAACGATGTCGAAGCCCAGGAACTGCCTGATCCTTCCATTCACGAGCACGGGGCGGTCGTTGTATTCAGTGCTCACGACCTGAACTTGGTTCAGGAGGTCCGATTCCTGCTTGGACCCGATGACCATGCAGGGGGGGTCCATGTCGAGGTCGTTGTGAAAGTGGGTGAAGATGCGCTTCGCCTCGATCATCTTGGCTACCGTCAGCCCGGAGGCCGCGGAAGCCCCGAACGTGGCCGTGATCTGAAAGTTCGTGGTGTTGAAGGTTTCCGAGGTGAGCCCGGCGGCGTCCTGCCCGACCTGGGCCGTTCCCGTGGCAGCGATGAGTATTGCGTCGTCCCACCCACGGCCCACAGCGTTTGCTGCATTCTGCGTGTACTGCGATTTTGGATAGGCGATTGTCTGCAGCTCGTCGAAGCTGTCGATCAGCTGGTCGATCTCGCCTTCCGCCGGGAATACCCAGCGCCTGACGAAATTGGCGTCGGTGCGGTCTTTCGGTGCGAAACGCCCAGTCGGAGCCTTGAGGACAATCGACCCTATCTGGTTGATCGGCGAGGCCATTTTGCCTACGTGGAAGCCCTCGCGGACTTTGCCGCGCAGCTTGGAGCCGATCTGTTGAAGCAGCAGTTCGAGGTTCGTCGAGAACTGCGTGGTGTAGAGCGGTATCAGTCCTGCATCGGCTGGATTTGCCATAAGGCACCCTTCTCAAAAGTTCCGAGAAACACGGTTGCCTTGGCCCTTGCGGGTGGCGGTATCTCGCTTTGAGGCTTGTCCTCCGGGGGTTGGCGGCTTGTCCTTTCGGGGCCGTCAACCTGATCTTTCGGGGCCAGCGAGACTGTTACGAGGACGACTTCTACGCTGCTATTCTCCGCGTGTCAAGCACTTTCTTTGCGCACCAGCGGTTCCAGACCTCGCGGTAGCGAGTCTCTACGGCATCGACATAAACTTTGCTGTTGCCGATTGGTGATGCCAGAAACATGCCGCGGAGGGCTGTGCGCAGGCGTTTCAGACCCTCTATATCCGCCGCCTTCTTAACTGCAATGTTGATGTAATCGTCTGCCGTATCGGCGCACCAGTCCGGTATCCCGACGCAGGTCTGAATTGCGGCCGAGATACGCCCAACCAAGGTAGGCCAGCGTAACGTCACCGCTGGTACGCCCATCATCAGCCCCTCCATGCAAGTTACCCCGCCGCCATGTGGGAACGGGTCAAGGGCAATGTCGATCAGGTTGTAAGCGCCTACGTGGTGATGCCACTTTGTCGCCCCGAGCATCTTGATCCTGTCGGCATCGATGCCTGAACGGGTGAAATTCCATAGCACAGCCGCGCGAGAGGCTTCATCAGTGAGTTCCCCCGCTTTCAGCAGGAACCGGCTGTTCGGCACGCGGCGCAGTACCTCGACCCAAGTCCGATAGCATTCATCGGTTGCCTTGTGCATTCGGTTCAGGGAACCGAAGGTGATGATCTGGTTTTCGATGAACGGCAACTCGTTCACATCCGGGAATGGTTCTGGAAAATATGAACCCGCCGCGCATGGCAAATCGATAATTTCCTCCGTGAAGAACTCGCGTTCGTGAGGGACCACGATTCCTTGGCACGCGAAGAAGTAGTCCATCTTCTTCATGCCTGTACCAGTCGCGTATCCCCAAGCGTGTACCTGAACTGGCGCAGCATGGAAGGCGAATACCGACAATCGATTCATGGCGGAATGCCCGGCAAGATCGACGAGGATGTCTATTTTGTCCTCGCGGATCAACTTCACGACATCCAGATCGTGCATCGCACCGATCTCACGCCATTGAGTAGCGGCGTCCATGAAACGCTTCGTGTAGGAGTCGCCCTTGGTCGTATTGTTGTTGTAGCAGTAGACCTCGAACTGCGAGCGGTCGTATCCGGTGACCATCGATCCCCATACCCTCGCAGCAGAATGTTCCTTGAAATCCCCTCCGACGTAGCCGATACGAAGTTTCCTCTCGGGGTCTGGATCGTTATCGTTCTCCGGCTCTCCCGGCAACAGATGATCGACGTAGTTCTCGGCCCAGTCGCGGCGCGCGTGGATGTGGGTGCGCGCGTCCAATATCGCCATGAAGTCCTGCGCGAAGATCAGATTGCTGTAGGCTTCCACAAAATCAGGGTCGAGTTCGAGCACCTTTTTGTAACACTCCACCGCCTTACCGTGCTGTCCCATCCCCAGCAAATCACCACCTAAGTTCATGTATCCTTGGGATAAAGCAGGATTTAGGTGAATCGCCTTCTGGTGGCAGACCATGGCGTCGTAGGGTTTGATGATCGCTTTCAAGGCGTTGCCAAGATTGTTGTAAGCCTCCGCTGACTTCGGGTCCAGCTCGATTGTCTTGTTGTACTCGGCGATGGCCTCGCGCGTGCGCCCGAGTCCTTCCAGCTGCACCCCGAGATGGAAGTGAGAAACAGCATTCTTCGGGATCAATTTTACGACGCGCTGGAAAGCTTCAAGTCCATTCTTTCCTTGGAGCTTGAGCGCCACGCCGAGCGCCCTCCAAGCAAGCGGATCGCGCGGGCGCTTCTTCGTCATGGCCCGCGCCGTTTCCTCCATTTCAGCAAAGCGTTTTTCCTTCTGTAGGGCGTACATCGCAAGCAAGACTTTCTTATTCACAACGGCGCCCCTGGGTGCGGAATGATGATCTTCGATCCGAATTGCCGGTCGAATACGCCACGCACGAATTCCTCCGGGCACTTCGCGGGCCAGTGGCAAAGCGGCGTCACGGTCACGCTTTTGATCGTACCTGCCTCAAGATTCGCCACGACGTAGGACGTTCCCTTGCAGGTCTTGCAATAGCAGGATTTGCTGCGCATATTGGTCATGCGAGTGCCCTGCCAGAGAGTAGCGCGCTCGAATGCCATTCATGTTCCATCTCGATAATGCGCAGGCTGCCGCCAATCTTCTCAACCGCTTTTTTCTCCTCCAGCAGAGCCGCCGTAGCCGATCTCCCGTAATCGCCGCCCTTAACGTAAATGTTCGGACGAACGGACATGATCGCAGGTATCCCGGTTGCATCGTTCACGATTCTCACTTCTGACACGGAGCGACACTCGCGGATCATCTCTGCGCGCTCGTCCTGGCTGAAGACTGTTTTACGCTTGGTGACATATTTGTCCGCGGTGATCGATACGACCACGCGACCGAGCTTCGCCGCTTCCTTGAATAGACGGACGTGACCAAGATGCAGCAGATCAAACGTGCCGTGGACGAGAATCACCCTCATTCTATGGTCGAAACCGCCCGGTAATCCTTGCGAATCCACTTGCGCAATTCTTCAAACAATGCTTCGCGCTCCCTGTCGGTCAGCTTGCAGTGATCCGCAAGGCGCCGAATACTGTCGCGCACCGCGATGATGCTACCGATAGGCCGCTGCTCAGTCCATTTTCCAGCGATGCGATGCGGAGTGATGACGATCCCGTTGGTGAGAATGTCGCAGGTCTGCCCGTAAGCTGGGCCGTTCTTGGGCACCTTTGCGAGCATCGCCATGACAATCGCACCCGGAGTGGTTCCCATCGATGCGTAGATCGTCCGCCACTGCCATGAGCGGCCCTGGTCGAATACGTCGGCAGATTCGTGGAACTTGTAGTGCAAGGGCTATACGGCAACCTGCCCGGAACTGATGATGGTATTCAACGCCATCATCTCGCGCAACTTCGCCTGATCGCCTTTGAGATAGGCGTCTTTCCACACAGCGTCCGACATCAGATCGGCTTTCTTCGCCACCGCCTGCTCGCGCGTCATGGGACCACCCTTGCCGCCTAGGACTTCGCTGCGGATGAACTTGTCCTCGCCGATCTTCTCACCAATAGAGCGGAACATCTCCATGATCTTGTCATAGCCGATCACGCCTTCCAGAGCCGCGACTGTTTCCGGCGTAACCCCAAGGGCAGCTGCGGCGCGCTCGGCGACGAACTTATTCGCAGCCTCGTTCGGCCCCCAGTTTTTCTTGAGCGCGGCCTTCTGCTCGATCAGCTTTGCATCGCGCTCCATCTTTCCCGCAGATGCAGCCGCTTCCTCGCGCTTGACAAGTTCCTGCGCCAATGCCGCTGCGGTATCTTTCGGCATGTTCAGCTTGAACGCCTGCTCGCGCACAAAAGCCGCCGTTGCCTCATCGAGCGCGGTGCCGTCTGCGCGCTTTACCAATGACAGGTCGTAGTCTTTCGCCTCGGCTGGCTTGCCGAGGCGCGACCAGACCGCCTTCCAACCTGCCTCGTCCTTAATGTCCTTCGGGACGCGGAGGATTTGGTCGGAGGGGACGCCGACGTGCTTCTCTGCCGCCTTCCATGAGCGCGTCGCTTCAAGGGCGATTTCCTCGGGCTTCTTGTTGATCCACCCAGCGTTCGTCCAGTGGCCTACGACCTCCTGGTCGATGCCTGCTACGCCCTGATACCACGGGGCTTGCTGCTGTTGCTGCTGTTGTTCGCCATCAGGCATTGATTTCTCCTATAGGAATCCGAGATGATGTGGGGCTTTACCGATGGGCAGAGTCTTTTGCCCATTCACGTACTTGAACAGAAACGAGTTCGTCTGCGTCTGCAAACAGTTCGGCCCACAACGCGAGCGTGGATCGAATTCATCGGATGCAAGGTAGCGCATGACTTCCCAATAGCGATCCGAGTGGAACAAGTCACGGAAGCGAGTATCGCATATGTTGCCGATGTGAAACGCTTTGTACTTTTCATTGAAGAGGAATCCGCACGGGGCGATGAGCCCATTGCCTGACATCTGCGTGATGAAGGGCGGCCCGAAACACTTGGCGTAATCGCGCTTCCCGTCGTCTTTCATGCGGTCGCGCTTCACCATGACCCTGAATGTCGCATCGCCCATCGCCTCGATCTTATCGAAGGTCTCGTTCAGGAGCGCGTATTTCGTGTAATCGGTGCCGAGGGTATGGTCAATGTCGTCCGCGCAGTGCTTGATGATCGCGTAATCAGGGCGAATGCTGGCGGCGAGTGCGGCGAATGGCAGAAGTTCCGATTCGTTCTTCGGGTCGCATACGAGTTGCATGTTGATCGTGACCGGCAAGGAGTCGCGCCGCTTGATCTCCATCGCGTCACGGACGTTCTGGATCACTACGTCGTACCACTCCGGCTTGACGCCCATAATCCGCGAATAACCATCCCTGGTTCCTCCGGAGAAATTAAAACGGAGGTATGAGAGATGAGGGAGTATGCGTTCCAGCATTGAGCGTTTGAGAACTTTTCCGTTGGTTCCGATTCCAATCTGCAGTCCCTGCTTCGCTCCATGCTCAATCGACTCTGCATAGAACGGAACAATCGAAGACTCGCCATCCGAGATAAGTGACACCCCCTTGACGCCGATCTCGGCGGCATCCTCAAGAAACTGTAGCGCGATCTCACGGGTTATTTCCTTTCCTTTGGAAGCCTGCATCGTGGCATAGCAGAATTCGCAAGCGTAGTTGCACTTGCGCGTCCAGGCTACGTCCATCGTGATTGGTGCGATCTTCTCTCCGCGCTGCCATGCGGCAATGCGTTCCGGGTACCATCCAACTTTGGTCCCGTCGAGTTCAAGCTCGTTCGGGTTGATGATCTTTTCGTGGAGTTCTGGCAGGGCTGCGCTCACAGGTTGTCCCTTTGAACCAGCGTCATCTCGCGACGGCGTTTCAGGTCGTCGCCCATCTTTTCCTTGAAAACCCGCACATCCATCTTGGTCAGCGCCCTAAGACGTTTCTCGAATTCGAGCAATGCTACACCTTGAGCCTCTGGCGGTATAGTTTCATCGAATCTAACGGTAACACTCAAGGCTTCCATTCGTTCTCCACGATGATCGTCGAACGCTCCGCGCTGATGGCAAACTGATAAGCGAATGCTACTTCCTGCGGCACGCGCACCTCGCGCACTTGGATCGTGTGCAGCATCTTATGGAAGGCTTCGGTGTAGTTCTGCGTGTGCTGTGGACCGGCGTCAAGCGGCTTTTTCTTTCCAACGGTGGTGCGGATTATCACCTTCGGTTTCCACCCATAGAGCATCAGTTTGTCAAGGTGGTTCACTAGCTGATTCATGCAGAGCAGCATGAAATCCATGCGCGGGTAGATACACACCGGGAGCTTCCCGACAAGGGAAAGCCCAGTGCAATAGCCCATCTGGAATTCCTCTGCGACCGGCATCTCCAAGCGCTTTTCCATGGGCACGCCATCGAGTGATGCGTGGATCGCGGCACCATCGTAAGCGACAGACTGGCCGACGAAGATCGTCTCGGGCAACTCAGCGAGACGCCGCATCCACTTGTTGACTTCGGCGTCAAAAAGCGACATAGGTCCCGGAGCCGCAGTGAGGTCTGGTGCGCTCGTAGTGATGTATGTGAACATTTTGTTTATAACCGCCAACGGTCCATGTTTTCGTTGTCGGCGTGTTGGTTGACAGTCCGTTGTCCTCAACCATGAAGTCAACAGGAAGATTATGCCCACTAGCATATTTAACAGCCTCATGGAATGCGCCAGAACACGCCGCCATATCTCCGACGAAGCACCAGACCCGCTCACCCGCGGCGGCGATCCCGCACGCAATTGATAACATCCCGCCCATGATCGCGCTCGTCATGAACCGATACTCCGGGAAATGCAACATCATCGAGCGCCCAGCCAGGATTTCGTCAAATACGCGCTTCTCTGGGATACCGTGCAGCAGGGCGTGGTAGTGACTGCGCCAAGTTGAGAGGACCCAGTCGGTACGCTTGATCCCTTTAAAAATCTCGATTAGCTGCTCCTCATTCCCGCCGACAAGATGGATCGGCGCTCGAATCTTTCTCGACTCGAACGCCGCGGCGACCTTGTTCTCGAATGCTATGAGGCTAGCTGCGTCCACAATTCGTGCCCTATTTTGATCTGCGCTTCCTCGGCCTGCTGCATGTTTTCTCCGCGCTCTGCACCGAAGATTTTATGCACGGTCATTCCCAGACGCTCGGCCGCTTCGCATGCAAGCAAGATGTTGAGCGACTTGCCGGAGCCCGAGAGCGCGATCAGCAAGTCGCCCGGCTCACCCACGACGAGCACCCAGCGCGCAAAGGAGTTATGGAAGCCGTGATCGTTGGCATTCGCCACCAACGTCGCCGGATCGAGCGTATAGGCTCTGATGTTGCGCGCTAGAAGATCGTTGCACATGTGCATCGCATTCGCGTAGCTGCCGCCGTTGCCGATGATGTAGACGCGCTTTGCGGCGCGCACCATCTCAGTGAGATCGGAGGAATTCAACCAATTTCTCCTTGGTGACCGATTCCCGGTGCCCGACGATCTGCGTCTTGATTGCTCCGGCAGCATTGCCGATGGTGAGCAAATCCTGCATGCTGCCGTGCTTCGCCATGGGTGCGGTGATTGCAAAGAAAGCGTCGCCAGCACCCATCGTATCGACGATGCGGTCGGTATAGGCTGACGCATGGTAGAACTCGCCGCTGTCGTAACCTACGGCACCATAAGCGCCATGGGTGACGACGAATTTATTGCAGCGGTCCTTCGCAAGTTTCAGGATCACCTCCTCGATTGGGCTGTCGCGGTCAGCGGCGGCGAGGCGCGCTTCCGGCTCGTCGATCACGATGTAATCCGCGCGCGTGTATTTCGTGATGAGGTTGTATCCTATGTTGGCAGAGTTGGTCTGGGCGTTGACTGCGATAAATCCATCAGGCAGAGCGGGAATCTCTCCATGCCCAAAATCCGCGACAACTATCGCATCGTAACCCTCAGCGACCGACCGCTTTGGAAACCCGTGGCCGTTGAAGTGAACCTCGAATAATTTCCGCGTATAGAGCGGGTCAACGTAGCGCACCTTCCTCACCCCAGCGCCTACAGAGTGGATGTCAACGAGAGCGCAAAAACTGCGGGCATGCTTTGCCGCTGCCAATACCCCGCCCTCGAACACTTCCTTGTGCTCGAACCGCACCGGAATCAAATGTTCCTTGGGGCTTTTACCGAGTGAGCTGACGTAATGGTATTCATCGATTATCACGTCACCCACGAACAGCACCTTGAAATCCTTGACCGATTCGATCAGATCGAAAACGCTACTCTGCATCTTCGGCAACCGGAGCTTGCTGGATATTACGGCGGTCGTAAAGAGCGTAGAGCTGCTCGGTTGACAGGTTCATGTGTTCGGTGATGCGCAAAAACACCTCGCGCCGCCCTTCAAGGACGAGTGTGCGATCATGGTCGCCAGGGACGACACAGGTCTCAACCGCTCGGCAGAAACGCGAGAGGTCAATGAGCACTTCGTTCCCGACGGGGGAGCCGAAGCAAAGTGAGTACGCGCGCTTGCGTGCATGCAGGAAACCGACGGCGCGGGAATAGGCTTCAGCAAAATCCAAACTACGCTCCCTGCAACTGTCTGGCAAGCGGCGGTCCGCCTTCAGCCGGAGCCTGCCCAGGGGGAACCTGACCCGCTTTCGCGGCGACGGCTTGCGCCTTCATCATCGCAGCCTCCGCAGGCATCGCTTGCACCTTCATCTGCTGCTGCATGGCTTGGGCGCGGGCCTTGCGCTTCTGCGCGATCTTGTCATCCGAAGCGGTCCACGAAGGAGGGGAACCGGCGATGTCAGCCATCTCGGGCATCGCTACATCGAGGTCTGCCCAGTCAAGGTGCGATGGGTCTTGCGTGATGTTGATGAGTTCCTTGGAGAACTCCACCGCGCGCATGAACCCGGCCGCCTCCTGAGCGCGCATAGCGCGCGACAGGGGCGAAGTGTAGATCGGCTCGATCTTGTGCCCGGCACGCATGGCATCGCGCAGCCGTGGAGGCATGGGATCGTCCCTGAACTCACCTATCGCCTCGGCTACGTCCAGTTCCCGCTCGATCATGTGCCCGAGATCGTCCTCCTGGTTGCCCACTGTCGGGGCGAGGAGGATACCTTTCTGGTTCGTAATCTCGATCACCTGCGTCGCCGTCATCTGCGGCAAGTCTTTCAGGTTGAGCGCCATCTGGAAAAGGTTGACGAGGAACGCATCCTCGATCAGCGCCTTCTCCATGTCCATCATTTTCTCGTTGATCTGGATGTTCCCGACCGGGAGCGTGCCGACGAGAGGCTTTCCGTCCAAGCTCCATCCGCCCTTATTCAAGGCGCCGGGGCGCAAACTCATGTCAACGACGCCATCGTCTGCAGTAAGGAGCACTGGGTCAGCAGCCCGGTGTCCGGCTTTGAGGAACGTGCGCTTCTCTGCATTCAGGGTCTTGAGAGCTGGGAGCACCATCATCGCGGGGGAGCGCCCGAAAATCTCCCCCGGCGCAGAGGCGTATGTCGAGATCGCGGCGGGGAACCTGCGATATCCGCCCTCGGAGAGGAGGGTTTTCGCCTGCAACGCCACGTAGTAGCTCGCCCACGGTTTCCCGCGCGAGTCGAGGCGCTCTGGATCGTAGTCATTGCGCGGGCACACGCGGTGCAGGAAGTCGTAGAGCGTCTGGCTGCCGCGAATGAGTGGCTCATGCAGGGTCTGCGGCAGGTTCTCCGGCCCCCACTTCTGGTATGCCTGCAGCGCGGTCAGGCGGAACCAGCGGCAGAACCCGTCAACGATCCCTTGATGGTTCTTGCGGATGAAAAGCTCGCCGAGCGGGATCGAGTGGTAGCGGATGCCGACCTGGTAGGGGTGCTGTGCGGTGTCGAATTCGTCGATGAAAAGACCCTTGGTCCCGAACGCCCCGAGCTGCGTGTAACAGTCGGAGATGGACCCGGCGAACCCTGAGTACGGAGCATAGCGCAGCTTGAATAGCTTTTTCGTTCTCCGCTCAAGCCACATTCGCGTCGGGCGGTCTTTCATCACGTAGTCGTCGGCCACGCGCAGTCCGTGGTACATCATGTTCTTTGGCGTGAGGAGGGAATTGCAGATCGCGGAGAACTTCGCTAGCGCCATCATCCCGTTCGCGTCAACCTGGCGGTCGGTCTTTTTCGTGCCCGGCCAGTTATAGTTGCCGTACTCGAAAGTATTGCGCGAAGTTGGGAGGATCAGGTCCGCGACCTCCTCCCAGTGCGCGGCGAAGGTGTGCCGGTAGGTCTGCATCTGCGCAAACTCACGCAGGGAGTCTTCGACTATATCTTGCTCGTAAGCTGTGAGCTCCCGAGGTTTGGCGGGGAGCTTATAATCGGTCACACGCTGAATCCGCTATTCATGCTGGGAAACAGCGCCTGTGCTGCGGGAGAGAGCGCCGCCGCCTGCTGCATCAACTTTTTCTTCCGGCGTTGTTCCTCTTCTAGCAACTGCTGCTGCAGCGTGCCGCCACCGCCAAGCCCAAGATCGACTGCGGCGGGGGAAAGCATGGGGTTGGGCGCCGGCATCTACGATCCTTCCATGCCGAAGTATTCTTCCTCGACGCCATCGGCGACCTCGACGCGACGGCGCGAATTCGGTTTCGTGTCCATGCGCTTCATCAGCATCCTGGCTTCCCCGGCCCCGAGCATCATGTACTCGCCCGCTTCAACCGAGTGACTGTACATGTTCTTGTCGCGCTTTGCACTAACAATCCCTTCGAGCACTCCGCGCAGCTTCTTGTACTTGAACCCGCCCGCAAGCCCAATGCGCGCTACTTTGCACTGCGGGTGGACCAAGAACCCCGGCTCCCCATCGATCATCATCCTCATGTACTTGGCCGGAACCTCGCGGCGCACCGTGGGGTCGTTCGTCGGAGCAGGCTGAGCCTTGATCCCGTGCGCGGCGAGGATACGGAAAACGTCCCGCTCCTCGGTATCGGAGGACTGCATCACGTCCCCGGACGGATCGCCCGTGATAGAAGCGATAGGGATGTCGCGGTAGTGGGTACGAAGGTGAATTCCCAGAAGCTCTGCAAAGCGCACGATCCCGAAGGCGTCCGTGACAACCTCCGAGTGCCAGCGCCACGCCCCGTTTGGCAGCCGCCAGCCGATGATTGCCGCTGGCGTGTTGCCAAAGTCAAGGCCAATCCGCAGCTGGATTGTTCCCCGTGGAACATCGAACTCGCGGCAATGCGACGAATCGGAGTATTCCGGGTAGACCGGCGTCCCGTCCATCGCGAACCCGTAGTTGGCCCCGAGGAACACGCTCACCCAGTCCTCGCCTGCGCCGTGCATTTTGTCCAAGTAGTACCCGGCGGGCAGGTTCGCGAGGTTCTCGGCGAGCGGGTTCTCGACCCAGTGACCATCGCGCTTGAGCAATCCGCCCGGCTGCTTGAAGAACTCCCACCCCTCCGGGTGCTTATTCTCGGCGAACTCGTACAGCCAGTGCCCGGCATAGGGCATGTTCGTATCCCCGAACATCCCGTGCCAGGTCGGCCCGCCCTCCTGCATCGGCGGGAAGCGCCCGCAGCGGCCGTAGATCATGGTGATGAGGCCGAATGGGATGTCCTTGCACTCGTTCAGCCACGCAAAAGTGAGCGGCATTCCGCGGACCTTATTCACCCCATCGGGATCGTCCAGTCCGAGGAAGTAGACATCGCTTTCAACCTTCGTCCCGTCTGGCAATTTGAACCGTAGCGCGTGGTGCGCAGGGCTCGCCCAGTTGAATTCCCCCAGCTGTCCCTTGAACCGCCCCTCGGTCAGATCGAGCCAGTCGCGCAAAGCGGAGGCTTCCAGGTCGGTGAAGTTCGTCCGCGTCACCAACCCCGTCGTCCGGCGCAACCCTTCTGCGTTCGGCGCCTGCTCGGTGATGATCTTGAGCGCCCGCATCGCGCTCGTGAACGTTTTACCAGACCCCAACGGCCCCTCGATGAACGCGCGCCTCGATTTGGTCCGCAAGTACGTTTCCAGGATCGGCCCGCTCGTCTTGAAGTGAGCGTCGATCTCGCGGATGCGCGGCGGAGCGACCATCAAATCCCTACGTCCTCTTCATCAACCACGCTCGATTGCCCCACCAGCGCAGGTTCTTCTGCGACCGTGCGCTCACCAAAGGTCAGCCGCACGACCGTCTCTCCCTGGTGCTGCACCACCACACTATCCCCATACCTCCCGCGGTCCCACTTCGACGCCGCCCACTGCCTCGCCCTGATCCGCAGCGCGTCCCTCTGGTGATCCTCGCCCTTCTCGTCCGCGATCTCCAGCACCTCGTCACTCAACGCATCGGCCCGCAACTGCCGCGCACCCTCGTAAATGTCTCGGCGTCGCGGATCCGAGGCTATCCACGCTCCAAATCGCCCAGCAGGAATGTCCCACGACTTGCACACCGCAGCCAAACTCTCACCTTCGGCCACGCGAACCGCCAGTTCCTCCAGCGTCTCACGCTCCCGCTCGATCACCGCGAGATACCGCGCTACCCTGTCCGTCGCTACCTTGCCCATCCCGCGCGATTCTAGACCGGAAAATTTTTGGACGCGAGGAAAATCGTGTGCAGAGGCCCCACCGCTCCAGCGCGAGCCCGAAACCGCGGGGTACGCTGCCACCCACCCCGGTCTATTTGACCCTGGCGTTTAGCGCTGCAGGCCGCGCAATCGTCAGTTTCGCGCTGTTTCGTGCTAACGCATTGATATCCATACAATTTGACACAATGACCATATGCGGCAAACGCGCTGATGTGCACGTATAATCAGCCGCTTGCGCTCACCTGTGGATATTATTTGCCTGAAAAGCGCCTGTCAGGAAGTGATCCACATGTCAATACCGGAGTTATGCACAGCTCACCAACCCTCCAATCCCGCAGCGCAGCATGATCGGCCGAGGGGGTGGATGCGACTGCTGACAGGGCCTGCATAGTGTTCCAATCACCCTCATTGACACACTAAGGCTCTCACGCGTAGGAAAAGGCACACTATGTAGTAGTAGTAGTAGTTTTATGTATATGGTACAAGTGGTTACTCATTGTGTATCAGTTCCGTATGGTTGATACACTATGGTATGGTTCTGCGCATAGTGTACCAATCCCATTGTGTGGTAGGGTATGAGCGCACTCAGGTGCATTCAAATGCACTTGACACGCGAACATTCATGTACTATTCTATGTCTTATGGAAGGCCCTCAACCTCACACGATGCCTCGGGATTTGCTCACGACTTGGCTGACTTCTGCGCTCAAGTATGGTCGCGCACCTGCAGCCGAGCTTGTTAGCTTGGCGGAAGCGGCAGGGCACAACAAGGCTACTTTGTGGCGTGCCAAAGCGCTGCTCGGAGTGGAGTCTGTGCGAGTTGGGTTTGGACCTGGCGCTGTCTGGTATTGGCAGTTGCCGGTGAGGGATGCTGGAATCTAGCGCCACCGGTCGCTCCACCGGGGATGATTTCCAACGCAAGGCAAACGGGAGGGATGATGGACAGAGCTATAGGGGATCATTCGAACGAGCCTCGTAGTTCGCAGGGGAACCGCGCCGTCCAGCACGATTGGAAGCCGGGCTTCGGAAGGGGGGTATATATTTGCGAGAGTTGCAGCTGTTGGACTGCCAATTTACCCAGCTACAAAGATGAGGTGTGCGACGCGAAAGAACGCCGATTCCGAATTGCGAGTCTTTCCGTCCTTGTCGAGAGCGACCGGAGAAAGTCATGACCTCAACCCGCCCTTGGCTGGGTATAAGCAAGCATGACGGGTGGACCATCAGCGCGCCGTGGCAATCCAAAATCGCCGGACCATTCGAAGCGCAAGTGTATCTCGATCCAAAAAGCGCGGTGCGAGTTAGCGGGAAAACTGGCGAAGAATGTCACGCAAACGCAGTCCAATACATAAAAGGCCGACAGCGGCTTGAACTGGCAGACATTGATGCTCTCGCCCGACGCGGACTAAAATGAAAACAATTGCAGTAATAAAGCTCATCAAAACAATCCAGATTCAGCATAAGGAAACTGGAGCGGCGGCCCGGGCGGCTAGACAGGCTCGATTCCTTTCGCTTCGGGCGATGGCAGTCCGTATGAAAGTGAGCGCTCCCTATATTTGCGACCTCGAACGCGGCTATCGAAATTGGAGCATAGCTAGAATTCGTGCCTATGAGAAAGCACTAGAACTTTAACCCGCTCGACCGACAGGAGAGAATGATGATTTCCAACGCAAGGCAAACGGGAGGGATGATGAGTAACCGCAAAGCAGCGACGCCGCTAAGGGTGGCTGGTGAAGTGCAAATGAAGGTGCTCAGTCATGATATGGGGATTCTCCGGCGAGACCGGGCGAAGCTGATTGAAACGCTACGCTATATGATCGATGAAGTTTCGGCCTGGCAACCAGACAATCCTTCATGGCAAGAGGGCGAGGAAGAAGCAGATTGCTTCCGCAAAGCCCGGGCACTCCTGCATGAACTCGGAGAGCAACCATGACCGCCCCTAACGCAAAGCCCCGCGCGGGAGAGCATGAGCGCACAACGCAGTATTACGCCTGCGAGCATGGCATTCCCGGCGGGTGCCAGTTCTGCAACGCGACGAAGCACTAAGGACTCGAAGCCGAACGCGATGCCCTCGCCTCGCAGAACAGGGAGCTGGTCGAGGCGCTCCGCCCTGTGCTTGCAATGGCGCAAGCGTACCTTCAAGGCGCTCCTTCGCATCCTGGGCACGCAATTTTAGAGGACGCACTAGCCCTCCTCGCCAAACATGGGCGCTAAACGCTCAGCCGAGATGAAGGAAGCCCTGCGGCTGCATGGGCGGGGCGTGAACGCGCACCGGGCGGCAAAGGAAGCCGGCGTGCTGCCAGGATCGGTCTATCGGGTGCTGCGAAAGCAGAAGGCTAACGCGGATCGTCCCAGCGAGGCGGAGGTTCCTGCTCTTCCAGCTCTTCCATCCCCTCCGCTCCAGAAGTAGCGGGCAGCTTCCAGTACCAGATTGCCGAAGGGCCGAAGCCTTCCCGCACCGACTTGACTTGCATCGCTCGCTTTGCGCGCCCAAGCGTTGCCGAGCTGTGCCCCGAGAGCTTTGCCAGGCGCTCTACATCCTTGACCTTGGCTGGGCCGTGGCCTAGTGCGTCGCGCAGGAACTCCTCGGCATCGGCCACGCTTCCGCGCTCATCCTGCGTTAGGGAGTCGTAGCCAGCGGCTTCGTCGGCTGTGATCGTCACCCGCTCGTCATTCCACATGATCCGGCTCGTCCTGATCGGCTTGCCTTGCGCGTCCGTCCCCAGGTCAATCGCCTCGACGCCGAACGATAGCCCTGTCTCCTCGCTGTCGTCGGCAAGATTGTTCTTGACCGGGAGGAACAGGCGCTTGCGGGGATCGTCCTTGTCCTTGGAAACCTGCCACACGGCGCGCGGACCGGCGACGAAGGCCATGTTCCCCTGCCCGCGCGTGATCGCCCGTCCCGTCCCCTTGGTTAGGTGGTTGATAAGGATCATGGTCACGTTCCGGCGGTCCACGAGCTCCGACACTGGGCGCAGGAGGGACCGCACGTCCGTATTCTTGTGGCTGTCGTGCTGCTTGACGCCCATGCCGACCGTGTCCTGATAGGCCGAGATCGGGTCCACGATCACCGCCATCGGGTTATCCTCCTCCCCCAGGAGCGTGTCCAGAGCGAGCATATCGGCCAAGAGGCTAAAGCCGCGCGTGCCGTGCTCATGCTTGATCGCCTGCAGGATGGTGACGCGCTCAAGATCCGCACCCGCGGCTGCGAGGCGTGGAACGATGGTTTTAGCCATCGAGTCCTCGGCTGACAGGATAATGACACTGCCAACCTTGCACTGTTCCCGCGTGACCGGCCACTGCCCGCCTGTCGTAATAATGGCAGCAAGGGAAGCCGTGATCTGCGACTTGCCCAAGCCTGGGTCACCTTGGATAACGCATATCTCCCCGAGCGGTATCTTGCCCGGCCAGAGCCAATCAGTGGCCCGGAGGGTGATGGAGGACGCCTTGCACGACACAATCCGCCCCAGAAGCTCGGCCTTGGTCGCCTCGGCATAGGCGCTGGCGCGTTCTGAGGGCGTTAGAGGTGGCCCAGCTTGTCCATTGCCCCGTTTGCGCTCCAAGCGCGGTCCTAGCGAGTCCTTGGGGGTATCTGAAGCCGCCCCACGGTCCAGCCCCTGCGAAGAGGAGGGGGACGCGGGAGCCGGGTCGGGGGCGGCGTTGGGGGGTGCTGCGGTCGCAGGAGCGTTGGTGGCCGGGGCTGGCATCGGTCCGGCTAGGGCGACGCTAGGTACTCTAGCCTCGTTTTCCTGCGGCGCAGCGTTGTTCGGGTACGTCAGTACATGCTTCTTGGCAAACTTGACCGCCTCGTCCTTCCCCATTCCAAGTGGCCACGCCCAGTTATCCTCCTGCCCGCGCGGGTCAATCCACTTGACGACCTTGTGCCCCGCAGCGTACAGCGCAGCCGCGAGGGCGTCCATGCGCTCCAGGCTGGACTCGACGTTGCGGGGGAGGAGTATGCACTCACGTAGCTTGGGCTGGGTGAGTTGGGAAACGTCGCTCAGGTCGGCTTTGTAGGTGATGCCGAGATGCACGCGCATGGGGTAAAAGTCGCGCCCGGCGTGCACCCCTTCCACGCCGCTATCATGGATCCAGACTCGTGCGTCGGGCATCTTGTTGAGGAAGGGCCCGCCCCAAAACGGTAGCTTCTTGAGCGGCGGAACCTGGATCGGAATGACCTCGGGCAAGCCGCCGTTGCTCAGTTGATGCTCGGCCTCGGCCCTTGAGCAGCCGCTCCACGACATGAGGAACCCGATCCCGTCAGTGCCGTTAATCTCTTGCTCACAACAGGCGACGCAGCGCCAAGTGTCGCCAACGCGCAGCGACTCTCCTTCGTCCGCGTGAAACGGGCACTTCCCATGCGCTTCCGCCCCATTCTGCTTGAGGGACGTAAAGCGGCTGACGAGGACGGGTAGAGATTCCTGCAACAAGCCTCCTTACAGGCTGGAATTAAAAGGCCGGTAGGGTATGGGTAAGGCCACACCCAGGCGCGGCGCGCTTTTCCCGGTTAAGTCAAGGTATCACGTTTGGAGTCGCATCGGAGGCCAACTCGCTCAGATTCCGCAAGAAGCTAATCATCACCCCCGGCGCAGTAGCGAGCCTGACTCGCTGCCCGTCCGTAAGCTCCTCCCACGGCAGTGGCGGGCAGGTTCCGGAGTCGCAGTGCGCGAGCGCAGCCCATAAGCTGCGAGTATGCCGATCAGCTACCCTCCATATCGCCCCCGCCTCCCCGCGCAGCAACGCCGCATGAACGCGCGGGAGAATTGCGGCGGCTAAGGATGCGGTTGTCATGCGCCCCTCCTGGGTTACTACGGTGCAGCTAGTGCCTTCTCCGCGTCCTCAACGCAGCGGGCGACGAACGCCACGCCGTGGTTCCGCAACACTTCATTAAGGAATTCGCGCTGATGGTCCATCAGGGCAGCGCCCTCCCGTTTGCACTCGCAGGCTAGGAATTGCCCTGTCTTGAGTTGCCCAACGAGGTCAGATATACCGCGTTTGTAGTTCATCCGCAAGGGATGCACGCCATCTTTTCCGAAGTCAGCCATCACTGTCCCGCTGTTCAGCCTTGTGACCCAAGCGACGCGGGGGTGGTGCGCGAGGTACTTCCAAACTGCTTTCAGCACATCGCGCTCAAGCGGCGGCGCGTTCGGGTCTGGTGCATGGCGCACCCGCTTCGGCTTCTCGGGCGGGTACACGATCTGCGGCGGCTTGTCGGGTGCAAACATGAGGTGGGTCCATTCGTTGGCGGCGCGCGCTGTCGCCTTCTGGTCGCGGAAGCGTTGGCTCATACCGAATGGCCCGGCGTAAGAATCACATTTGAATGCAGCAAGATATTTTTCGAGCCCTCCCCGACAGCGAACGCTGGTCCGTTTTGAAAATTGCACTTGAAATACGAATCCCGCACGACGGAGTTCGAGTTCGAGGCCATGAATATAGTGGAAGTTATTAGAAAATGCCCTCTTGATAGGTGAATATGACCGCCGACATTGTGTGCCGTTGCAAGGCCGACGTTCTTGACAGGGAGTCCGTCAAACAACGCTTGTAACGCTTCGGTGTCGTCATGATACCCATCGCCCCACAGCCAAATTGCACGCTTCCGAACGGGCATGAGCACGCCAGCCGCCGTCGAGACATAGGGCGCAACACCAGCCGCGAGAATCGCCTGCAAAAATTCCCGTCTATTCATCGGCCCTCGCCTCTGCAAGCTGATCGCGGCGGGATTTGGGGAAGCTAGGCATTGATGCCGAGCCTACGCAGATATTCGGCATAGTCCCTGACGGGGAATGGATTGTTCCTGTTGAACGCTGCGACACTTAGCTCGCCACCGTGAAATCCGATTTTGGACCCCGCTGGATTCTTTTTGTGGATAGCGAAACGTTTTGTCTTGCGCCGACTGGAACGGGCGGGCAAACCTTGCCAATCAGTCATTTTCCATTTAGGCGACTTCGTTCTCCTCATCACGCACTCCACCGCCCCTGCGCAGTCCTCCTGCCGTCCTTACGCTTGCGATTGGCCCGCGACAGCTCCTTGCGGCATGGGCGGCACAAATGATCTTGCGGAGAGAAATCGTCGGCCGCCTTCCACGACTTGCACGCGCTGCATCGCCTGATCTGCGCGGCGGTTGCGCGGTCGGGCTTCCAGGGCTCGGCTTGGATCAGGTACGCTGCCATCCTGACTAGCGCATCGCTCATGAGCCGTTCCGCTTTGCCTGCCGCGCTCTAGCGCCCATCCGCGCAATCTCTATGCGACGCTTGGGTGTAAGTTTCTTCATCCTCGCGTGACCGCCAAGTCTGCCGTAGCGGCTCATAGCGGCTCGGACTGCTTTGGGAATGGGCGCGTTCATCGAGGCGAAGTGTCGGCTACGACGCCTTGCCTGTCAAGCAAAATCGCAAGCCTATGATTTCACAGAGTCGGGAATATATTTGCAAAAGGCGCTTGACAGGTAAGCAACGACTGGCGCACCATTCGCCATCAACCAAAGGAGCGCCGATGGACTTTTTCCGCCAAATCCAGCTAATCAACGAAGCGTATGCCATCGAGCATAACCTGCCCGTGAAGCGCCAGTTCACCTCAGCCGAGCTTGAGCAGCCCATCGAGCAGGTGCGCGAAGCTGCAGCGCAGATCGAGGCGGCGAAGGGGGAGAAATGAGGAACGATGGCGGACCGGCGTTTCCTGGCACAATTGATAAGCGTGCGTTAGAGCAGCCAGCGGCAGGCATGTCCCTGCGTGATTTCTTTGCCGCTGCGGCGTTGACTGGGCTCATGAGCGATATGGGGCTGCGTCCGAGCAGTGAGGCCGAATTCACTGAGGCATCCAGACGCCTTTACCAATTCGCCGACGCCATGCTGGCCGAGCGGGATAAACCATGGCCGAATCCCGCGCCGCAATGATCCTGCGCTGGGAGCGCGAAGGACTCCTCGACCCGAACTGTCCGGGCTGCCGCGAGTTCTACGAATCCGAGCGGCTTCCCGTCGATGTATTCGCCCCGAGCCATAAGGCATCCGGCGGCTGCGAATCTGGCAAGCGGGCGCATTGTACGTGCTCGTACTGTTGGGATTAGGGCCGTGAGCGATCCTGTCCGATTCAGCCATTTACGCGCCTACGGCCGCTCTGCCATGCACGGCCTGCACGCCCGTTCCGGTGCCGAGGCCGATACGACGACTGCAATGGAGCGCGGCACCGCCGTTCACTCCATCGTCTTCGGCACGCATCCGGTCATCGGCTATCCGGGCCCAGTTCGTCGCGGCAAGGAGTATGAAGCCTTCGCCGCGCTGCACCAGGATTATGAAATCCTGACACGCGACGAGTATGCAAAGGCGCAGCGCATGGCCGAGGCTGTCAAGGAGTGCAAGCTCGCCGAGCCGTACCTGAAAGGCGCAGTTGAGGAAACGCTCCTATTCCGCTGGATGGGCCTAGACTGCCGCTCGACGCCGGACGTGCGCGGGGCCGACTTTGTGACGGAACTGAAGACCGCGCCATCTGCCGATCCGGCGCAGTTCGGCTGGCACGCGCTGCGGATGCACTATCACGCGCAGATGCGAATGGAGCAGATGGGCGCGGTGCTGGGCCTTGAAAGTACCATTCTTGACTGTTTCATCGTCTGCGTCGAAGCGAATGAGCCGCACCCGGTAACGGTATTCCGCGTAGACGAGAAGGCGCTCGAAGTGGGCGAGAAGCTCCTGTGCCTGTGGGCCGAGCGGCTGAAAGTGGCCGAAGCATCGCAGGCGTGGCCCCCTTACGTTTCCTGCGTGGTGCCGCTGACGGTGCCGGAGGAAGAACCAGAATTGATATTCGGAGACGACAATGTCTGAGACAAAAGTTGTTGAGCGTCACGGTACGGATTTCAGGACACTATTCGACCGTGATTACATCGGCGCCTTCGATTTACAGGGGCGCGACATCACGGTAACGATTAGCAAGGTCGTCGGCGGAGAACTCACCGCGATGGGTGGACGGAAAAGTCGCAAGCCAATACTGTATTTCGCTGGGAAAGAGCGCGGCATGATAATGAACAAGACAAACTCCAAGACGGTGGCCGCACTTTATGGGAACTTCGTCGAAGGGTGGGTGAACAAGCGTGTCACCATCTTTGTTGGCATGACACGCGACCCTTCCACTGGCGGTGAATGCGAGTGCCTACGTATCCGCCCCGTCGCCCCGCCCGACAAGGAAGCCAAGCTCGCCCAGCCGGCGACGGAGGATAACGGACCATGACTCTAGACAATCTGAAATTCCGCAAGCTCGAAAATGGTTGGACGGTGAAGTACCATCTTGCTGACAGCGATGAGCCAGAAGCAAGGAGATTCGGCGGAGAAATTTTCGTTAGGGACATTGAGGATCTGCGTGAGTGCGTGCTAAATCTCATCACCGAGCACATGCCAGCATGACCGCCTCCGCCAAGACCTTGCGGGCGAATCGCCGTTACGTTTATCTCGTGACCTATCATTACGACTATGAGGGACACGACATACAAGCGGTATATGCATCACAAAAGTTGGCAAACCAGCATCCGAGGGGTGGCGATGAAACTGTGGTGCATAAAATGCGAGTGCACGGGGCCGCCGCTCTCAAGCGCAAGCGCACAGGGAAGAAAGTTTAATCAACAGGAGAAGTCATGAGACAAAAGGTAGAGAAAAAGG